CATGGCGGAGGCGGGGTCGCGGTTGATGGTGTCGAAGAGGGCGGTCAACCGCCCGACATCGCCCTCGGTCACGCGCAGGTCGGCAAGGTCTTCCTTGGCCGTGTTGAGGATGCCCTCACGATGGGCCAGCACGTTGACCACGTTGAGGATGGCGTCGTACGCCGCCTCGTTCTTGTTGTAGATGCCGTTCTGGGCCGAGTTGTAGGCCCCATCCGAACGCGCCCGACGACCACCCCGACCGGCACTGATGGCGCGGTCCTTGTACTGGGCAGCCAACTGCATCATCTTGCGCCACGCCTCGGAGTTCTCAGGCAGCTTGCCCGCCGCACCCCGATAGAACGCGGCCATCTGGGCGGGGCTCTTCTTGCCCTGCGCGTAGCCCAACTCCATCTTGGAGTTGCTGATGGCGAACTCGTACTGGGTCACCGTCTGGTCGTATTGGTCCCACAGCGGGTCGCCCCTCGCGACCTCGCCACGCCGTCCCTTCCAGAACGCCAAGAGCATCTGGTCGGTGACCTTCTTGCCTTCGAACTTCCCGCCGTTCTCCCACGAGTTCACGATGTTGCGGTCACGCATGTTCTGGAACTCGCGCGCCATCGCCACGACGGTCGACGAGATGTCCGTCGAAGTACGCGGGATACGACCGAACCGGCCTCGACGCGGCACGGGTTAACCCCCGCCGAGGATGCGCTGCTGGCTGACGATGCGGGTGCGCGGCTCCTGTCCGGTCGGCGTCTGCTGCTGGAGCAGCATGTCGCCCTCGACGCCACCAGCGGGCGGAGCCGGTGGGGCAGCACCCATCATCTCGGCCTCGGTCGGGGGCGGACCCTCGTTACCCGGTTGCTGGGGCTGCTCACCGGGGGCGTTCAACGCGGGCTGACCAGCAGGCGCACCGCCCAGCGCACGCTCTGCGGCCAACGCCTGCTCGCCCGCCCCGGCGGCAGCCTGCACCTCCTCGGGTGCCGGTATCTGCAACTGGCGCAGGACCGTCAGCAACTGGGCCATGGTCATGACCGACGTCGGGTTGTAGGTCGCGTTGGTCTGCTCTTCGCTGATGATGTCCATCTCCTGCTCGGGGTCGTCGACCCCGACCCGGTCCATGCCCCGGGCTGCCGACCACAGGCGCGCCCCGACGAGGTTGCCCGCCATGGTCGCCGTCTCCATGTCGTCGCGTGGGGTCAACGTCGGCGGCTGGACGTCGTGCCGGTAGGCGGCGTTGAGCAGGTCGGCGATGTCGGCGTTCTTCTCGGCCCACAGCATCCGGGCGAGGACCCATATCTCGCGCCGCCACTGGTAGTACAGGTCACGCTTGATGCGGATGCGCGCCTCGTAGTTGGCGACCAGCGCGTTGATGGCCTTGCCGGACGACAGCACTGCGGAGGGAGCCAGCCCGCGCAGGAGGTCGGATAGCCCAGAGACATCGGCCAACTCCCGGTCGATGCGCCCGAGGTGCTGCTCGACTTGGAAGGCGGGCATCCACGGGGTGATGGCCTCGATGCGGTTGCCCCCACCGGGGAAGACCACTTGGTTCGGCAGGGGCCGGAGGTTGGGGTTGGGTGTCTCGGACGCTTCGGGCCCAGTCAACTGCCAATACTGGCCGTTGATGGCACGGCTCATCATCTGAGCCGCCTCGCTCATCCGCTCGTCTTTCTCCCTGATGAGTTGCTCGATGTCGTACAGGTCGCTGCGACCATCGGGAATACCCGGGATGAACGTGTTGAACAGGGGCACATAGGGCAATCGGCCCTGATATTCGGGGTGCTTCTTGCGTACGACGAGGGCGTTGCCGATGAAGATGGCGTTCCACGTGTCGAATGTGGTCGCTTCGCCCAGTTCTGGCTCGTATCCCTCGGCTGGAGCCCGGTACCAGTAGTCGTAGACGTTGAGTTTGAGGTCGGATGGGGCCGCTAACCAGTCCCTGCTGCTGATAATCGACGCATCGGGCACCACATACGGGTAGGAATAGCCCGTTGCGCTGTCTTCGTAGACCTCACAGCGCAATCCGTACGTCTCTTCGGCCTCATCGGGCGTGATGAGGTACTCGTAGATGGCCCAACTGACCTTCTGGTAGTCCGATGAGGCGTATCCGAGGCGCAGATTGCGCGGGTTCTCGATGATGCGGACCTCGGGGTAGTCCTCTTGGTCGTTCCACCACACCTTGGCGGCGGTTCGCCCGTACAGACCCTTCACGATGCAGGCCGTATGGCCCTTCGCCTCGAAGTCGATGGTGTCCTTCCACGTCGTGAAGATGCGTTCGGCCATCGCCGCCATCGCGCGGCTCTGTTGACCCTCCTCGGACTCCTCACCGGAGGCCACGAAGTTCTCGACCGGTGGTACCGAGGTCAGTGACGCGGGAATATCGACGTACGGACCGTAGGCGTTGACCGAAACGTGCGCCCGACCCGGTTCGTTGGCGCTCGGATGGTCGGCCCAGTGCGATGCCCCGCCTGCGGTGAAGCCCGCCGGGTAGTAGAGGTTGTCCCAGCGGTCCGCAAGGGCGCGGAAGCGGGTCATCTCGGGGTCTGACTGGAGGATGCGGCCCTTCATCCGTGAGAAGACGTGGAGGTCGTCTTCCGACATCTGTTCCTGCGCACTGGCGAGGTCATACGCCCGAGCGACTGGAAGTACCGCGAGGGCCACCCTACCTCCTCAACCGCACGACCGTCGCCGTATGCAGGGACCCGAGACGGAGGACCCGGTCATCGACGGGCGGTGGTACTGGCGCGGAGTCTACGCCTTCGGATGGGGGTGGTTGCAAGTGCGTCGAAGGTGGTGGGGTGAAGTAGTCGAACGGGAGCGCTGATGTGGGCCCATACATCTGGCGCGTCGCCATCTTGACCGCGATGACCAGCGCCATCACCGCATCGGTGTCCAGACGTCGGTCGTCGAGCTTGTAGGCCAAGAGTTGTTTGCGCAGTTGCAGCCAGATGCCCGTGCGTGGGAGCAACAGCCGCCCCGTATCGAGGGCAGTGCGGGTGTTGGCTAAGAGTCTGCGCTTCACTGCAGTACGTCCACCGAACTCGACCGGGGTCATCGGCACGTGGGCCGACTGGAGCAGCGACTTGAACACCTTGCCGCCGAACCCGGTGGCATCGACGCCCGACACGCACATCCCGCCCTGCGCATACTCGTGGTGCTGGTCGGCAGCCAGCCCGACGATGCTTTCGGCTGTCTGTCGGCCAGTCCGCTTCTGCGCCGACACCCCGACCCAGCGGCCTTGGTCGGTGATGTCGAGCACGACCGACCACGTGCTGTCGTAGGTGATGGCAGGGTCGAGGCCCATCGCGTAACGCCGACCCGGCTTCCATCCGACCCGCTCCGGCAGGTCGCCCGTGAACGCGGCCTCGATGCTGCTCTTGGCGAAGTAGGTCTGACGCGCCTCGATGAAGTAGCCGTCGATGTTCTGTGGCACCAACGTCGGCGGGATGGTCCGCAGCATCCGGTCGAACCGGTCTTGGGTGATGCCGTAGCCGATGTTGTCGCGGGTCGACATGCGCAGCGAGATGTAGTCGGGCTCGCGGTCGGGGGCCAGTTCGTTGCCGCGCTGCCAGAGGTCCTCGTACTCCTGCGAGCCCTCGGTCGCGGTGGCGATGAGGAACGCCTGCCCGCCCGTGCTCATCCGCCGCAGGTTGAGCACCTCGTCGAAGATGAAGCGCATGTTCGGGTCGAACGCGGGTTCGTCCCACGACCACCCGTTCATGTCGCGACCAAGGGTGCTGAGAGCCTTCTCGCCCGTGGTTCGGAAGTGGATTTCTGCCCCGCCCAGCAGATGCGACCACTTGAACCACGCCCACTCGCCGCGCTCCTTCTTGTCCCACTCGGCAACGTCGGGCCCGAGCGCCTCGGTCAGCGGACAGCCACGCCCCTTCTGCGCCTCGTGGATGCCGATGAGCACGCGCACCAACTCCATGTGGAGCAGTTCGCAGACCTCTTGGCTGATGCCGAAGTGGTACCAGTCGTAGGGCGCGGTCGACCACACTTTCGCGCTCGCGTCATCACCCGGGATGGGTGGCGGCAGGCCCATCTTGTAGAGCGTCTGGTGAGCCACGATGACCATCAGTCCGAGCGTCTTGCCCGCACGGTTGCCCGCACTGACGCACTGGGTCAGGAACGCCGGGGT